GAGCATTCCAGCCTTAGGCTGAATTCTTGCCTGTTCTAAATTCTGCATAATCTGTGCTTTAATCTTTACACCCATAAAAGCTCTACGTAGTTCAATCATACGAACTAGTAGACGACGCTGAACACGCTTCTCGAATTCTTCCTCAGTTACGTCAAGTCTGTCTAGGAGCAACTCAATCATAACTTCTACTTCATGCTTAACACGAAACATATCAATCTGAACATTCTGCATGGGATGGATTCCTTCTCTATCCCATTTTTCAGCTTCCTGCTGAAAAGCTTCCATGATGTTCTCATCAGGAATCTTGGCAACTTCTGCCATAATTTCGTTGAGTTGTTCTTCCTCTTGTTCCTCAGTTAGTTCTTCTGGCTCATTCTTTTTAGTTTCAGGTACGCTGTCCAAGTGAATTCCCTTCTTGATCGAATTTCTTTTTAGCACCCGCACAACCATTTACCATACACTCATATTGCCTGACTCCGTTTATAGTAGTTACGTTGTTTAGGTTCGCATTACATACTCCACACTTAGGAGTCTCAATCCAACGCTTTACCTTTGTGCGTTTCTTATTGTAGACGGCTATACGGGCCAAAGCTTGTAACCCCTTCCGGCTGATTTCTGTGTGATTAGACCTCTTTCGATCAGGGTATCGAAAACGATCCTGGCTGGTACTGATTGTATGTGATTTCTACGCATAATCTCTGCACGTGTAATTCCGGGTGTTGCGCGAATCATCCTAAGAACTTTTCCAATCAAACGTTCAGAAGTTGTAGTTCCTACATTGTTCATCATATGAACTGAATGAGGTGCCCAATTCTGAATAAGCTGAGAAGCTTTTAGAACGTCTCTCAGTTCACAAGTGATTAGGAAATCTCTAGGTTCCTGTCTAGTTGCAGCAATAAGAATTGACAGCTTCAACAGACTAGTAGCCATACGAGTGAACGTAGGTAATGCTACATTAGACTTGGTAGATTCATTCGCAGTTAAGGTTAGAATCTTTTCAGTCTCCTGCATTCTTAACCATGCTTCATCTGTTAGCTCAACTTCCACTTCTTTGCTTAACTTTGCATCTTCACCGAAAATCTTTGCGTCCACAACTTGCACTTGGTATGTATCTACGATACTATGTAATTCTGACCTTAATACTTCACGATCACTTTTACCATTCTTTGAGACTGGTGGACCCATCCATTGAAGATTCTCAATGTTCGATTCACCATTTACTACCAAGAAACGCGGAAGAAATCCCGAGAAGAAAAAATCTTCGTTGACAGTTTCATAAACGCGGTCTTGGATTCCACCACCAAAAAAGATGAAAACGGGTTTTTTAACTGTGATGGTTTCCTTACTTAAGGGACGAACCATAATTGGCGGCACATCATATAGCTTGGTTAGCGTTTCTGGCATACCAGCGAGATATGACTTTGTAGACATTGCGTGGAAGAATCCAGCTACTTCGTCTCTGTAGTAAATAGAGATTTTCTCAGGACGATCAGCTAGAGCTTTAATCATTCCCTCTGCTGACGCATCATGTGTAGAGATTACAGAATTCTCGTCAATCTCATTTACGAATCCCATAGCTAATTCCATCGCAGTAGTCTTACGAGTAAGCGTGGACTCTCCTAATACAAGTCCCCACAAATTCGGGTACACACGAGCAAATGATAATTCCAGATGAATCTTGTCTGCGAGAACACAAGATAACATCATAGCCCCGCAAAGTTCGTGGTACACTCTATTCGCATCTGTTACAGAACTACCCCACTTGATGTATTTATCAATGAATCCATCTTCAAGTTTGTCTGATTCTTCATCGCTGATGATTGTGGGGAACTTAAGATCATTGTCCAAATCTCCCGCAATGATAGCAAACGTCTTATCAATTGTGTCCTTTTTAACTACATCATGCCACAAATGAAGCAACGGTCTACCATCCCGATTATACTTATTACACTTAGCAGAATTAGCAACAACGAGAGTTTCTTCTCTCGTCATACCTGCTTCCAAGCAAATGGCAATTAGCCGCCAAATGACTTCTGACCAATCTTCTCCTGGCTCAACGAAATAGATTTCATTGAAACCAGTTTTCATTAGGTCGTGACGATGTTCGTGAATGATGAGTTCTGGTGCAGGCAACTCATCAATGTTAGGCATATCTACATCGTCTACGCCCTGTTCCGCAAACCGCTCAATTAGAATCTTCTCGAAATCTTCTGGATCAGTCGTGTCCTCGTTAGCAGAAATAAGCTTAACAGGAGGAACCGATGAGTATTTGAAGTTCTTAGTAAACGGAATGCGAAGAAGTTTAGTGAGTGCCCATCCTGAGTCTACTCCATTGATCTTGTATTTCTCAAAGATGCGCTTTGCATATTCTTCTGCAAGCGCAGCAGGAACCTCATAATCGAGTTTCCACAATGCCTGATATTTGTCAGGAGAAGTTTCAACTACAACCTGAGGTTTTGGATCAAGTAGAGAAGGATGACAAGTATCTAGATCAGCCCAAATAATATCTGTCTGTAAACAGTTATCTTTAAGTCTCTGAGCCTTACCTAGAAGATTGACCCCAAACCAAATATTCTTATCTTTTGATGCAACTACAAAAGCGCCAATGTCGTCACGTTGCTTAGGCCACTCGAAAAACTTTTGATTGAACTTATCTTTAGCTCCCTTTACAGGAGTTCCAGTGGCTACGCAAACGTATCCCTTGTTCTTCCCGAATACGTAATCCAGGAATTGTAGGCGAAGGAATGATTCGTCAGTTGGCATTATGCAGGTTTAATGATTGCTTGCATTCCACTTTTAATATCATCTAAAGTCTGATTGAAATGAGTCACGTCTTGAATCAATAGGTTCCTGACTTCGTGTGCGTGTGCTGCATGTTGTTCAATTCTTCTTGCAATTTCTGCAAGTTCTTGAATTCGTGGAACTACTGAATGACGTTCAACTTTCCTACGTGGTCCAGTTCTACCCATTGCAGCACGTTCGACTTTATGCGTTTCACACAAGCGCGCATAAAGACCAAGCTCTGCAATAGAGGGTCTAACACAACCTTGTATTTTACATTCTGTCATAAGAGTAAATAAGGGCGGAGTCCTGAAATAGAACTCCGCCCTTTGTTTTACTTAGACGAGATCGCTACTCGCCTGAGAATCTCCACCATACGGGCGGAAACCCTTAACCTCGTTATCCATGATTTCATCCTCAGGATCAGTTCCATACTTGACCTTCTGACCCACTGTAACGAGGATATCGCGTCCCTTGATTTCATCGAAATCAGGGTTGAAATCACCACTGAGGATTTCCTCCTCAGAAAAACCTACGCACTTGAAGAACTGACCAAGAATTCGGTCCATTGTCTTTTTGTGCTCGTAGGGCTTACCATTGATCTTTGCAGGAGCGATGATTAGCGTTCGGAAGAAACGACGATTCTTACACTTAACCTCGTTTCCTTCCGCATCTTCAACCGTTTCCTGAACTACCTTAACCTGAACATTAATCATAGGTGTTCCCTTTGGAAGTGTTGCATCGGGACCACCCTTAGTCTTTTTCATTTCAAGCTTCACAACCGAACAATGATACGTTGCGCTCGGGAGTGCCTCGAAATCGGTTCCCGCTAGATCAGCTCCAGCAAGATTTAGTCCTAGCCCTTCAGACAAAACATTCTCCTTTTAGGTGAAGGTGAAGGTGAAGCAAAAGACTTAGACTGGTTTACCAATCGGAGTCTTTTGAACGAAATCCCAAATCATCTGCATTGAGGGTTGCTCAATTATTCCAGGAACTTCCGGTGGCTTGTTACGCCACTTCGCTTTCACGCGAGCAGTTTCCTGAACTTGCAGTGTTTGGAATGGAACCTTTACTCCTTCGATAGTCTTAGACTTCATTTGCACTCGTCCAACAATATCGAAGTAACCACTAAACTCTAGCTTCATGTGACCAGCTAGTTTTGGATAATAGTCCATTACATCTTCGTCTAGATCGTTCTTCTTTTCTCCTTCCCACGCTGTCCAAATTGTGTGCATTGGCAAATCTCTTAGACCAACAACACAACGTCTAAGTCTTTTGCCAATCTTTCCCCATTCACGGGGAGAAGGAATATCAATATCTACTAAATCAGGATTCTTAGCAGTTTTCTTTGTTTGACGCATAACAGTATCAATGTCTAGATTCTGCAACTCTGTTGCATTATCCACAATAAGCATTTTGTAGTAAGGCTTATCGGACGCTTGATCCTGTTGTAGCAGTTTAGTAGCTTTCTCTAATGCGTCGATAGTACGGATTTCTTTAGCCTCGTACTTATCGCGATATGCTACGGTAAGCAATCCTTTTTCAAACCCCATATGAAATACAGGGGAAAGTTCTGGAACGTCTTGAGAAGTTGCGGACAAATAGGTTTTGCCCGCATTAGGCGGCCCGTAAAAGAGTATGTTAAGTTGTTTTGTTAGTTCAGCTAGTGGATCAAGACCTAGCTGTTCTCGAATACCTACTGAAGCCACTTAAACTCCTGTTCCATCCTGAACGTGCCACTCGGGGAAATACTCTTTAATGGTATCTAGAGCATCGTCCTTCTTACCATAAGACTCACCAAATGCAATGATCTTGTGATTGTCAGCAACGAACCGGAACTGAAATTCGTTGTCTGCATTGATGTAGAGTTCAATCCTACGTCCTGTCATTCTTCTACTCCTAACTCCTGTAGCATTTCATTCATTGTCTTGAGACAATGAGTTGTGCATTTGGGGATACCTTGCAATTTAAAGAATGTTGACGATCCGCACCCCCTACTTGCACAACGCATTTCGCGGTCATACTGGATAAGTGGACCAGTTTGTTCAATCCAGTATTTGTCTCTTAAATCTTTTAAACGTGAAGGAGGTTCTTCTTCCTTAAGAAGATTCTCCAGAGTCTCCAAACTGAATCCACCCATGTTTTTTAGCATCCTCAAAAGTTACACAAGGTCCAATAATACGGTTATACCTTACAATGCGTGGGTCCATATCACAATCCTTTAGCTCTGCTGCAATATTCAGCATATCTTCATCATCCTTCTCTGGCCAAATAATGATGAAGTGAGCACCCGCACATGCGTAACAAATTACCGTATCGCAGTTACGGCATTTGAAAGGTTTGATATTGACGCACCAGTATTCGTCATATTCGGGACCGCTATAATCCAGAGTGACGGCCTGATCGAGAAATTCGATAAGTTGTTCATGGTCAGTTACGATTACAATTGTGGCTTCTGTTAAAGGCATTATCTATCGAAGTTAGTCTCGTAGCCATCTTTAATCATATCCTCCCAATCATATCCTGATTCAATTGCAACACAAGGTCCACGGAACCTGCATCGCAAACAGGAATAATTCTTAGTTGGGTTAGGATAGATTCTAGGATTATCTAGCATATCCATTGCTTCCATGTAAAGACGCAAACCTGCATTATCTTTCTGATGCCGATTACGTCTAACAGGGTGACGCTGGATAAAAGTCTTATCTCCCTTATCTACGAGGAACGTGTAGTAAGCCTGCATCTTTTCGTCCATCTTGAAGTATTCTTCAAGACCCATCTCTTTGATGGTTTTCTCGAAAAGTGCTGGTGTGGTGGACTCAGTAGTCTTGTTTAGACTAGGAATTCCACGACTAGTAATTGTGGGGGGTGAAGGATAAGCTTTGCGAATTGCCTGATAGACAATTCCTGCTATATCCTTGTAAGGAAGATCATGCATTTGAGCTTCAATTTCTGCGGCCCAAATGTATGTCGTACACTGTTCATCCAAATCTGTATGATCGAAGTAATCATCACCAATTGTATCTGCTGTCTTATGGTCGATGATTGCATAATTCTCTGTTGTACGTCCTAAAACAATTAGGTCCATTCTACCTCTAGCATGAACCTGCTTAAATAAACAATTAGGACCAGTCTGACTAATATCCTCGTACATCAAAGGACCATAAATATTTTCTTGGTCTGTTGGTTCCCAGCTCTCAGGCATTTCCCTTGTATCTAGCATATACAAAGGCTTACCTGTTGTTGGGTCCATAACAGGAACTGAGAAAATATGTTCTGTGGAAATTACATCAAAGTCATCATTGCGTTCTGCATAATCTTTGTAATTACGCATCATGCCTTTGCCAAGTTCCAGTAGCATCTGGAATTCCTCAACATCAGGCATTGGCAGAACATCTGACAAACCTTGAACGAACCACTTACCATCTTTTTCATATGGTTTACGATCTGCGAATTCATCAAACTCTGACTCTTTAATCTGACCACCGAGCCATTGCAGATTAAACCAAGTTTCCCAAGCAACTTCTGCATCTTCACTAAGAAAAGGATCGTAGTGCTTTTCTAGTGCGTAATGAATTCCGGTTCCAAACCAGAACGGAAGATACAAACCATAAATAGAAACCTTCGGAACTAGGTTTTGTTGAGCCGGACTAGACCAAGCCCAACGACGACGACAGTCCTTAAATGTCGTTCTGTCCGAAGTATGAAGCGGGATAATATCCCATTTATCTGGTACAGTAATTTTCTCTTGAATTGCAACTGACATTAAAAGTTACCTTTGCGGTTGATGGTGCGGTAGTCTAGCACACACAATAGGCCCTGTCAAGGGTAAAATCTATTCTTCCTCATAATGCGTAAATGGTGGTTCAGGCACTTTACCCTTTTCCATCCTTACGAGGTCTAGTGCAACATGTGAATATCCCATAACAGTCATAATCTGGTCTGCTATGTATTCTCTCGTTAGCTCGTTTTTGTTGGATAGAATGTTTCTGATGGTTCTATCAGAAACTCCTGAATCCTCTGCAAGACCTACAGCCGTTCCACCATGTTCTAGCATCCAACGCTCTACATAGAAACACAGTTCTTTTGTCTTAACACCAAATTTTGAATCTCTTGTGAATCTTAAACGATGTGCTTCAAGTCTTTCAATTCTTACGTTAATGGCAGACTTAAGCAATTGTAGTTCTTCTAGCTCGTTTTCAATCTCAACAAGCTTAGGTGGTTTATGTGCCATTGTAGGGAGCGGGATACTTCTTCAATTCATCTAGAACATCAGGCAAGCTAAGTTCAAGAATGGAGTAGTTTCCATTAATCGCACGTTTCGTGGAAGTGTAACGAACGATATTAATACCTACTGTCATTAGAGAAGTTGCACAAGAAATACATGGAAGTGCCTCCACGTAATTTCCTGAAACTCTAGCCTGTCCTGCAATGTAAATATAGCAACCTTCTAGATCATTTCTTCGGTGGCGCAACTTAAAGAGACAATGAAGCTCTGCATGCATTGAATACAATTCACGCATTCTCCATGTTCCCTGATGCTGCCAACCTCTTGCAATAACTTCATCATGCCTAGAGTCTATAATAACTGCGCCCATCATATACTTCTTATGAGCGGAACGCTGCGCCATTGCGATAGCTTCTTTCATTGCACTATCAGCAAGAACTGATGCAGTACCAGTAGCCATTATGCACCCTTCAAAGAAAAAACATATCTAAGGTTAA